TTATGATTTTAATTTTGAATCACTACAAACCGATATTAATATTGATTATTTATTAGAATCATTTGGAGTTAATAATGGAATTAAAATAATGGTTTTATTATCTAATTTTTTAAAAGAAAAATATAATTTAGAAGATATAAATTTTATAGATCTTTATAATTTAACAAAAAAAAAATTAATTATTATTGGTACTAATTATTCAAAAGGAATTGAAACAATTTTTAATTATGAAACTTATCCAGAAATGTCAGTTATAACTGCTATAAGAATAAGTATATCAGTTCCATTTTTTTTTGAACCAGTACTTTTCAATAATGATTATTATATCGATGGAGCTTTTTCCAATAATTTTCCAATTAATCATTGTGATCCAAAAACAACTTTTGGTATTTATATAAAACATACTAATATAAAAAATAATTTAAATAATATTTTAGAATTATTCATTGGATGTTTAAATATATTAGCTGATTCATTAACTTTAAAAAATTATTATCATAATTATACAATATTAGAAATAGAGTCTAAAGATATCGAATTTCTAAAATTTGAATTATCTATAGACACAAAATTGAAATTAATTCTTCTGGGACAAAATTTAGCTAAGAAATTTCTTATTGAATTAGAAGCTAAAAAATTAATAGAAAAATCTAAAGAATTTGTTACTGAAATAAATGAAAATAAATCAAAATCAGATCAAGAAAATAAAGATTAATAAAAAAAATATAATTTTTTTTATTGCCATTCATTAAATTTTTTAGTAGAAAAATCAGTTGGTTTCATATTTTTATATAAATCAGTATGATTTTGATATTCCTTCATTCTATCTTCTACTGATATTACTGAATTATTTTGTGGTTTGGGTTGAAGAGTAAATGCTCTATCTAAACTTGAATATTTAGTACTTTGAATAGAATCTTCTAAATATAATTTATCTAAATCATTTAAATTTGTGTAATTTTCACCATTTACATACGTTGATAATTCAGATGGATTACCTTTAAATTCTACAATTTGATTTCTAAATTTTCCACCTTCTTCTTTATTATTATTAAATTTATTATTAAAATCATCAACTGATTTAAATTCTTCTTTTTCTATTAAAAATTCCTTAAAACCTCTTTTTTCTTTAATTTTATTAAATCTTTCCATAATTGATCCAACAGAATCATTATCATTAAATCCATGTTTTTTATTAAGTTCTTGTAATTTATTTTCAAATAAAACTTTACTATCATCTTTTGAAGGAAAAAAATGCTCAACATTTTGAATTGATTTTTTAAAGGAATTCTTTAATTCATCAAAAGTTTCCGCTGTACCTAATAAAAATTCATCATATTTTTTTCGTGATTCTTTATTTAATAAAATTTGATTAGCTAAAATAATATGATAATAAATGTCTTCTTCTAATTCAGTATTTTTATCAGGATGAAAATTCTTTATAATTTTCATAAAACTTTTTTTTATTTTAATATCATCTGAATTTGTAGGTATATTTAATATTTCATACAAGTTATATTTTAAATTGTTAAAATCAATTTCTACTTTAGACATTAATATATATATTATAAATTTTGTTTAAATAGTTTATATAAATTAAATAATTTCTTTGTAATATATAATGGTAAAAATTAATGAAAAAATAGAAGCAAGTTTAATGTTTGCATCATATTTTGAAACTTTAGGTTTTAAAAATGGTCAGTGGGAATTTAATTATAGTATTCCTACTAAATCATTAAATTCATATATTAATGTTTTAGCATTTATGAATCATAATTATATGGTATTAGGTGGTCCACATCATATTGATTTATCTAATTGGATAGCATCTGATGATACAATAATGATTATAGCTACATGTGAAGCTGTTATAAAAGGAGGTGGTGAAACTAATTATAAAGATGCATATTTAAAATATTATGATTTTATATTCGAAACTAAAAGATTTAGTGGTATGAATACTATGGAAACATTAAAATTAATTAAACGAGGAATGACCATTAAAACATTACCAATAAAAACAGAAATGGGTGGAAATGGTGCATCAATGAGAACTGGACCTATAGGTTTATTATGGTATAAAAATATAGAAAAAGTTATTGAAGAATCCATATGTGCATCTAGAATAACACATAATTATTATATTGGATTTTTAGGAGGAATGGTTACAGCATTATTTACTGCTTTTGCAATGAATAATATACCAGCTAGTGAATGGTGTCAAGAATTAATTAAATTATATAATTCAAATACAATAGCTAAATATTATCCTCCTGAACACAACGTGAGTGATTTGGATGAATTTATGAGCTATTGGAAGAGATATCAAGAAACAAGAGTTAGTAAACTTAAATATAAAAATACTTTGGATAATTTTATTTATCCGGATTTTAGGGCTAGTTTTTTAATTGGATTCTTTCCTAATCCTAAAATTAAAGCCATGGTTTTAAGAGGTGATAATTTTGCTAAATTTGAATGGGATTGGAAAAGATTAGGTGGATCTGGTTTAGATTCATGTATTTATGCATATGATTGTCTTCTTATTTCAATGTTATCACCTGGATCTAAAACTTTAGATGTTGATAATGTTAAATATAATTGGGATACATTTATGACTTTAGTTTCTATACATCCTGGTGATTCGGATACTACAGCATCTATTGGAGGAACGTGGTTTGGTGCATTAAATGGATTTAGCAATTTTAATGTAGAACGTTTTAAAGAACTTGAATTTTATAAAGATATAAAAAAAGTAGCTGATCTAATGAAATAAAAAACTTATATTTCCAATGAAACAAATGATAATAAACCTTTAGATGTACGTTCACCTTCATAAGGTTTACGATTTCCATTTTTTTCTATTAATACATAAGGATAACCTGGAACTTTATATTCTTCACACATTCTTTCATTTGAAGATTGATCACATTTAATATCAAATACTTCTACTTTTCTATTTAAATTAGAATCTTCTTCCACTGCTTTTGTAAAATTATCCCATTCTGGTTGAAATCTTTGAGACCATCCACACCATTCTGTATTAAAATTAAATATTTTTAATTTAGAATTTGTAACATTACCAAATTTTTCCTTTTTTTCTTCATTAGGTTTAGGTTGTGGTTGTGGTTTTGGTTGTGGTTTTGTTTTTTTAGGCTTAGAATAACAATAATAGTAAACAGCAATTCCAATAGCTACTAACCATACCCACAAAGGTAGACAAAAACATTTTTGATTTAACATTATATTAACAAAGAAAATATTAATATATATTAAAAAATATATAAAAATTTATATTTAAAATTTTTTTTTCTAAATCTTAATATATAAATGTCATTAACTTTACCAAATTCAACTCAATATGATGAATATTTGTGTATTCTAGGTTCATCAAATGATTTACGTATTAGATTATATTTAAGTGAATTAAAACATAATGCAAATAGTTTAAGGACTACTAACAATAGAACAGGCTTTATTCCTGATGATCTTAGAATGGTAAATTGGCAATCCAAAAGAAGTGAATGGTTTCGTAACAAATATGGTTTAGCAGACAATGATACTCACATTGAATGGTATGCTTTTGTCTTAAGTGTTGTATTTACAAATGATAGTAAAACTTTAGCTAACTTAAATGTTAATAGTACTAGAGGTAATGATTTATTACAAGTTATTAAAAAATTAGCAAATGTAAATCAGGGATCAATAGAAGAATTATATTCTTTATTATTAAAAAAATTACTTGCATCAATTACAGGTCCAAATGGTGGTGATATATTACAAAATAGATCAAATTGGAATCAAGCTACAGATTTTAGATTTAAAACTGGTGATCAAATATTGCAAACATATTTAATTGGTGACGAACGTCAATTATCAGATTATAATGATTATTTAGTTAAAATATCTAATGGATTTGCAGTTTTACCTAGAATAATTGGTTATATGGGTAATCAGGGTACTACTTTAGCACAGATACTACATCAAACATTACAATTAACTGCACCTAGAGTAATGATGGGTTGGAACAACCAAGTAAATCAAACAACTATTGATGCACTTCGAACTTTTTTTAGTATATCTAACTTGGGTGTAAAACCTAATGCTTTAATTAGTTGGAATCAAGTAACTAATGCTGGTAATAATGTTGTAGTAAATGCTTCAACTAATGCAATTCATAATCAAGATAATAATAACAGTTGGATTGCTTTTATAAATGAATTAAGGGGTGCATACCCAAATAATACTAATTATGATCAAAGGAATCCAGTTCATGTAGGTGTTAAAAATATAGTAGATTCATTAATGAATAAATTAGATGAATTATTAAACGATACAAAATTTGGATACAATTATGATAAATTTATGATCAATTCCTTTTTAATGTCATCTGTAAATAATGCTGTTTTACCAGTAACTCCCTTAACTGTAGATTTTTCAGATGTTCAAGATGATAATACATCAAAACAAAAATATATTCGTAAAGCAGCAGATGGTTATTTATATGAAGTTAAACCTGATGGAAGTTTAGAATTAGTAGAAGGAAACAGTAGTGCAGTTCAAAACTTAAAAGAATCTGATAAATGTTATGGTACAGGTCTAGAACCATCAAACGGTAAAGCATGTTATGAATATTTAGAAGAATGCATTAAAGGTGGAGATTTAACTCAATGCAAAACTTATTTACAAGATCCCAGCTTTTGGCAAAATGCTCCTAAAGAAGTAGAAAAAATGCAACCAATTATAGCATATCAAACTTTAAAATCTTTTGAATTTGGAAGAGTATCAAAAAAAATTAATAATCGTAAAATTGATAGAGTTCAAACCTGGAATGAATGGCTTGATTCAATTAAAAGTAAATTAGCACCTAATGAGTTACAAAATATTGCTCAAAATGTTAAATTACAAGAATATTTAAGTTTAATTGTTAAAAAAGTAAATGATAATCCAGCTATTTTAAACAAAGATTATATTGCTGATAAAAACCCAGCTGCTTCTTTAATGGATCCATCTTCTGTGTTAGGAAAAATGGGACTTAATTATTCGGCAGTTAGATCTGATGGTAAAGATGTAACCAATTCAAGTGTATTACAATTAAAACAAGCATTAAATAGATCAACAACTAATCTTGGTATGGTGCTTGGACTTGCTCCATCTGGTTTTGGACCTAATTCTATAGTACTCCAAGTAGGTGGAAGTAGTTATAGTGAAAATTATCTTAATGATAATCTAACACAACAACATTCAATCATTTTAAATATGTATAATAATTTAAAAAATAGATTAAATAAAATGAATAAAAATGTAGATCCTCAATCTGATTTAACAATTACAAAACTAATAGAAGAACTAAAATTAAGAGAAAGAAAATTACATAAAATAATATTAATGACTGAAAGATATGCTGAATTATTAACTGTACATGGTCAACAAGACCCAAGTTCTGCATTGACTTTACCTCATCTTGAAAAATTTGTTGAACAACGTAATAACTACTTCAAGAAAGTTCAAACAAAACAAAACAATTTAATTTCTATAATTCAAGCTATATCAGAAAATGTTCAAAATTTAGTAAATAATAATAAACCACAAAAGCCTCTTCAAGTTACACCATTAGGCAACTATTAAATTATTAGTTGATATTTATTAAAATATAAAATTTTAATAAATATTTAAAGATGGAATTTCTAATTTATGTATAATGGGCTTAGGACTTTTAATTTTAGTTTCGGTAGGAAAAGAAAATATATATTTATCAGCTCAACCAGAAATAACATTTTTTAAAATAGCATATAAACGACATACTAATTATTCTATTGAACCAACACCCCAATATTTTAAAACAACTCCAGATTTTGGTCGTAAATGTACAGTTAATATAGCAAAAAATGCAGATCTGATGGGTCAATCATATTTGTATGTAGAATTACCAGATGTAATTAAAGAAAATTTTACAAGCGATACTAGTTCTTTAAAAAAATTTGCTTGGGTTGAAAAAATAGGCTTAGCTTTAATTAATTATATAGAAATTGAAATTGGTGGAACAATAATAGATAGACATTATGGTGATTGGTTAAATATATGGAATGAAATGACTATAAGCATGGGACATAGAAAATCATATGATAAAATGATAGGTAATATAAAAGAATTATATGAATATTCAGATAATAAATCTACATATAATCTATATATTCCACTATCGTTTTGGTTTTGTCAAGATACAGGATTATGTTTACCATTAATAGCATTATCTCATCATGACATTAAAATACATGTAGATTTTAATAATATTGAATCTTGTTACAAGTTATCACCCAGTTATTATATTAATGTAACTAATAATTTTTGCATACTAGAAATAGGTGAACAATTTTATCAAATGTATCAAAATGATAAAATTATAGGTGAATTTATTTATTTTGATCAACTAAATCAAAAATTATATTATAATCCAATAAAAGGTAAATTTATTGTACCAAATAATGATCAAGATAATAAATTAAAATTAATTGGTGAAAAAACAAAATTTGAATTATATATAAAATCAAATACTATAGTTGTAGAAGATGAAGATTATTTTAAATTCATAAAACCATCATTTATTAAATCTTATTTGTTAATTAATTATATTTATTTAGATAATTTTGAAAGATATAATTTTTTAAATAACTCACATGAATATTTAATACCTGTTATTCAAAATTTACCAGAACAAATTATATCATCAATTAATTCAATTTATAAAATACCTTTCATTAATCCAATCAAGTTTATTGCATGGAGATCAATATTTAAATCAAATATAGAAGCTAAGAATTTTTTTAATTATAGTTCACAACCATATACAACTAATAAAGATTATTTAATAAAAAATAATTTATTATTAATTAATTCAATTAAAAGAATGGAATTAGATTCAAATCAATATTATACAAATATACCTATATATCAATCTAAATTAATAAATAAACAATTTGGTGTATATTATTATTCATTTAGTTTAAATCCAATAGAACTTCAACCATCTGGATCTATGAATTTTAGTAAAATTGATGATAGCTATTTACAATTAAAAATGAATCCAATTGTAAATTATCAAAATCCAATTTTGGTAAGATGTTATGGTATTCAATATAATTTATTTAGAATATCTAATGGTATTGGTGGTTTGGGTTTTAGTATTTAGTCAATCCAAGCTGTTGATGCCAACCCACTCATTATTCTTAATATGTTATATTCTTTTAAACATGTGTTTAAATTATATGAACCATTTTTTTCAAATGCATCTATGTTTGATTTTACTATTAATTCTACATTACTAAAATTAGTAAAATTTAAATGACCCGAATTTTGATCTTCTAATGGATATAATGAAAAAGTATATGAATAAAATCCAGTAGGAACACTATTTTTGAATTTATTATATGGTATA